CCTTAGCCTGTTTATCCACTTCTTGTATAGATGCGGTGTTTGCTTCATCAAAGTCAATCCTAATTTCGACTTGATGATTTTGGAGTGCGACAAGGGGTAAGAATGCCTTGTGGTCACAGAAAAAGAAGTGAAGTGGCACGAAGGCTCTGTTCGCGGTCGAAGTTTTATTATTGAGTTCTTGAGACTTATTCTGTGTATCCGCCATATAATTTGGCCAGATGTCACTGTAGTAATCATAATGTTGAGAATCGACCTTTTGACCACCTATAAAGAGATTTATGGTGGAGTTGTAAAAAAGGTTCGAAGATATATTGGCATCTCTAGAAGTCGCTTCAAACCATAAACCATTAATCACATCACCCAACACAGGGATAGTTATGGAAGTATCCGTGGAACTGATGGTTTTGATAAATTTAGGAGCTTGTGAAAAGTTTGTATGCCGAGCAAACTTCATACGGAAAAAAGAATGTCCCTCTTCACTTGTGAGGTACAGATCTTGAACACCTTTAGACACGAGCTGTATTAATGCACCAGACATTTAATAGATGTTCAGATTATAAAAACAGACACTTTCCCTGAGGGAACTCACTCTTTTTTTCATCCATAGACTTCCCATGAATCTTAAACCCACCTTGTCTATATATTTTTGCCCGTTTGTAATACATCGCTGTAAACACCGACCAAGGGTCATGTACATCGTAGATATGAGGTTCGTTTTTCTTCCCCTTCGTCTCTCTCATGATTCTTCCAATACTTTGGGTAATATCGGACTTAGGACTGGCCAAGATGACTGTATCAAGGGTTGGAATGTCGAGACCTTCGTGAGCCTGACTGAACGTCGCAAAGATAATCTTCTTCTTTGAAGATTCCTGGAGAGCAGCCTCCTTCATACCACCCATGTAAAGTCCTGATGTCTTGGGAAAACATTGGTGGAGGAGTTCACAGTGTTGTCGACGATCACTGAGGACTAAGAGTTGTCTCGTTCCAGCTGAAGCCTTCTTTACGAGTTCGACGAGCATTTTGTTTCTTTGGCGGTCCTCGACGAGTTCTGTAATCATGTTGGGCATTGAAATCTTTCCATTCCTCATAGAAGGTGGTGGGTTTCGATAGTTGGGTGAATCAAAAGTTACTGGAAACACTTCAACTTGTCCTTGATTTTTTCTCTCAACTGCGAAGAATGTTGGACCCATAAACCAATGGAGCACCTTCGTGAGACCATCTTTCCTTTCAGGAGTTGCTGAAAGTCCAAAGATGTGTCGAGGACATAACTTGAAGAGACTCTGACTGAACACCTTCGCACAGATGTGATGGGCTTCGTCAACAATTAGGGTTCCGACACTTTCAAAGTCTGTGAATGAGTATTCTTTGAGGGAGAGTGACTGGAGCATCGCGATGACAAAGTCGCAATTGACCTCTTTTTTATTCTGTTGCACAACACCGATTGTGGCACCTGGACAAAATTGTTGTATCCTCTCACGCCACTGATCTGCCAGGAACTGCTTGTGTACGACAATCATCGTCCTGTATCCCAACTTACAAGCTATGGCCAAGGAAACCGTCGTCTTGCCGTAGCCGCATGGTAGAGAAAGGATGCCATGACCTGCTTTGATTGCTGCTGCCATTGCTTCATTCTGATGGGTGGCATCTCTGAGCTGTCCAGCGAATTTGGTTTTGATTCGAGTGGGTTCAGGTCTTCTATCTTCCCTAGGCTCTCCAAGTTTAGAAGTTCCGTAGAATCTTGGAACACAGACTCCATTCTTAGTTGGTCTGAAAACTTTGAAAGGTGGTGGAGGAAATCCATAATCGCCATTGACCACGGGTCTTACCGTTAATTCCTTTTTAATTTCTTGGATCGGACCCTCACCTACGAGGTACCCAGTTCTAGTTAGAACTGTCATGTTTAATATATAACTAAGTTAAACTTTATACCATATAATCAACTTAAAGATATACAATTATAAGCTCGTAGTATGAGCGGAATAACCGTGGACAAAGAGATTGAAAATCTGATGAGTATCATCAGTAAATTGAAACATAACCTAACACACGCTGAAGGTAGATTGAGTGCTTATACAGACCTGAAAAAATCTGGTGTTGAGAACATTGAACTACCCGCAAAAGAAGACAAGACAGTTTACGACGACGATATCTGAACTAATACCCAAGAAAATCCAGAGTAATTACCAACATTCCAAACCCCCTTGAAGTCTATATTGATTTCAACTTCATCCCCCTTTATAAGAGACTGCACGGGTCGCCCTTTGACCTCACACATCACTCTCCTATAACGGAATGGAACTTTTACAGTAAGGATGTTACCATCGAGGGGGTTGTCCACATTTTGATTCTTGATTAGATATTGTTTCAATGTATGTGTTCGTTCTATAATTTCCGAGACCTTGGCAGGAATTATAAAGCGGATATACTTTTTATCGTTGAAATCGTAGATAGGTTCATGGACTTTCACCATGAACTTCATTGATTCCTATTACGATAGACTAAGACTAAAACTATAAGTAAGACGATGGTGATCAATATCACTTGGGAGAGAAGTATGGGTCGAAGAGGTTCCCGTGTTCCAAAGCATTCATGACTGAGGGTCCTAGAAACCTCTATACCCGCCTCTATACTTGAGTACGGTGTATGCCTGTGAGACATCATACCACACATGGCCACCTTGGAACACTTTCCGAAAAAGGGGAGTTGTCCGTATAGGCTGAGAACACCCGAGGATTGAGAGAACTCCCATTTTTCTCCATTCCACTCTGCACCCCAACCTATGCGTATTTCGGTGGGTTCGGGAACACCCAACTGCTTCACAACTTCAGCCTTCAGTGTTTCTGGATCCGTGGAAAGGATTTCATCGGTAAGATGACAGATGACACAAGAAATTGTTTTGGTTCCATACAAAAGTTTAGGTTGAAGATTCCACCTGGTGGTTGCAGCGACTTCGAGGTCTGATTTGATTTTTGGAACATTTTCATAATCCAAAAGAACATTGATTGCTCCGTAAGTACTATCTCGTACATTCTTAATCAGGTCAGGTCCCCAATTGTCTCCCATCAACTTGAAAGCTGGGCTATTGTCGAGACAAAGAAAAAGCATACCATCATCAATCACAGTTCCATTGGAAAATGATGCACTAAAACTATCTTCACCGTAGTCAATCCCATTCAACTCCGTCCCGAAAACAAAATTCACACCTGCCTCAAGAAGTTCCTTTTCCATCGCATCACACATGACTTTTCCAGAAACCCTCTGTGTACAGGGGTGTGAGAGTGCCACATGATTCAAATTCTGTACAAATTCATACGCGGTCATGACATCCCAAGTCACACCATCCATAATAAGTGGAAGGTGTTCAATACACGCTCGTCCACTTTCAGATAAAGATCCTACAGCATCTTTCACTGAAATAGTCTTGTATTTCTCACCCTGTGTAAGCACTTTCGAGAAAAATGAAATGAGTACACCATAGTCTTTTGGTTTGAGTGAACGGAAAACAAACTTCATATGGTCACCATTATCTATGGGTCGAAACATTTCGTCCCATGAAATACCCATCTCGTTGAAAAGTGATTGTGTGTTAATAAACGCGCGATCGAAAACAATTCGATGTGCGTGAAGGTCGCGAGTCTCTACATCGGGTTCCCACCAAGAACCACCTGCTGAGAGTTTTCGGTCATAAATTGTAACATCATGTTCACCTGTCTGGATAATTTCCCACGCAAGCGACATACCTGTTGGACCAGCACCAACTATATGAATCTTCATTCTACATTTATCTGACAAATTAAATCAGGCCAGTCTTCTTACGCTCCTCAGGAGTTTTGAGAGCATATATCACAACCACGAAAATCAGTGTAGAAAAGAGTGCGTACTCAATATCCTTTGTGGCACTGAAGGCGATGAGCATGAGAGATCCAAGGCGAAACGCTTTGTTATCGAAAAGAGCTCGGAGTCTCTCAGGAATCTGTATAGCGTTACCAGAGAATAGACCCTGATACAATATGATAAGGGAGAATAGAATGGGTTGTGTTTTGACTAACATTTCCACAGGTCCTGTGATGGGTTTAAATGTATTTTCAAGCTTTGTCATTTATGTAAGTTAAGAAAATAAAAAACTCTGTAGGTATTAGAATGTTATGTGTTGCCCAACATGTACCAGTCAAAGTTCCAAGTAGGAAGCTCAAAACGTGGAAGTTTGCTGGTAAGTTTCTATGGAAGAACGCTACTGTACAGAATAAATCAGAACTTGGTCGATGGACAAAGGGGGAACTCCTCGAACTCGGACCAACATTTGTAAAATTAGGTCAAATCGCTTCGACGAGAGGGGATCTCTATCCACCAGAATTTACAAAAGAGTTGGAATCATTACAAGATGACGTCCCTCCCGTGGAATTCGATACCAGTGTAAAG